GTAAATTTTTCCATTTTCTCCTGTGCCTGCCAGGACTACCCCGGAACCGAGAAAAACAAGTGAAAACACCCGAGTTTCTGAGCCAAGTTGCTGGATTTCCAACCACGTAGCTCCCGAATCCGTACTTTTGTAAGTTTTTCCATTTTCTCCTGTGCCTGCCAGGACTACCCCGGAACCGAGAGAAACAAGTGATCTTATATAAGTTTCCGAACCGAGTTGTTGAATTTCCGACCATGTGGCTCCCGAGTCCGTGCTTTTATATATTTTTCCATTTAATCCCGTCCCCGCCAAAACCACCCCGGAACCGAGAGAAACCAAAGAATGTACTGTTATCTCACTACCGAGACGCTGGATCGGCTCTGCGAGATGAAACGATCCTAAAATTTTTGTACCGCTAAAACCTATTTTTGCCATATTTTTTCTCCATTTTGGAGTTTTTAGTTTAATTTTTAGTTTAATTTTTAGTTTAATTTTTAGTTTACAAAATAGTTTACAACCACATCCCAAAGCACCGTAGTTGCTGCTTTTCCGGTTACAATAATATCTATAGTCTGTGTCCCTGTTGTTGCTGCCAGGGTGGCATCTAAAGCAGCATCTGTCTCATTTTCCGTCGCGTGGGTGCTTCCGATTTGAGTTACGTCCCCGGAAGTGTTTCGGTAGAACCCACCTTGAAGAAAATAACAGGCTCTCATGCCATTTGCTTGTTTCGCAAGCACTTTAGCTTCAAAACACACGGTAGTATTTTCAGCAACAACGAGAGAAAATGGGGTTGCTGGGGTTGCGTCCGTGGTTGTCGCTTGTGTCGCTTTTTTTTGTACGACCCCATCCAGACTGATATAGCCTTTCGTTGCGTGAGCTGTGGATTGGAGTGTTAAATTACCCGTAGAATCTGTGTCTCCACTTAACGTTTGTCCTCCTGATCTACCCGCTAATTTTGCATATTGAGTATGGACAGCGTTTGCGAGAAAAGTATCATCAACAAGGCCGGAACCATTTGTTTTTACAGGTTTCCCCGCATCTGTCGCCCCTGCCGTTGTTGCAATAAAACTAGATTTCAAAGCCGCATTCGCTAAAAAAGTATCATCAATCAATCCGGACGAATTTGTCTTTGGTACTTTTCCGGCATCTGCAACGCCCGCAGTTGTTGCAATTGCATCTGAAATTAGAACCCCTTTCGGCGGTTGATAATCAATAGGCATTTTATATCCTCCCAGACTTCCATTTCCACGTTCGTTCGACTTGCGAATTAGACCCGTAAAAATGGAAGGGTTTTGTTTAAAGAAAAACCCTAGAACCTCCGTAGGCTCTAGGGAAACTGAAAGGACGACTTATTTTTTGTCCTTTTCACTCTTTATAATTTTTTCTATTTTTCCCAAATTTTTTATATGCTCTTTCAATTTTTTTATTCTTTCTTCATCTGTTTCTTGAGCCTCAGATTTTACCGAGGCGAAAACAGAATCTGTTAATTTTTTTATTTCTTCTGAATCTAAAACTACCGAGAGAGATTTTTCAGAATTCCCTTCGGCTTGTTTTGTAAGCACTGTTGACCCGGAACCCGCGCTAGCAGTGGGGTTGTAAGTGTATGTAATTGATCCCGTAGCTCCCTCGTAACCTCCGGCAATTGTAATCGAGGAACCGGCCAGGCTGGTACACCCAGAAACAAAAAGTATTATCGAAATTATTATCAAAATTGTTATCGAAATTGCTGTAAATTTCATATTCATTCCTTTCAATTTTTAAAAACTTTCTGATCTGAAAGTTGTTGCAAGTCCTTAGTATACAACAAACTCTTGAAAATTTTTCATCCTTTCAGATATTTTTTTAGTTTCCAATCAACTAATTTTTCGCCAAATTCGCACAAAGATTCCGCAGCCTCCGCGAAGGGTTTCCCTTGCAATAGTTCGTGCCAGGAGGGTTCCAAATCTTCCAAATCCGAATCCACAAAGACTTCAGGCAATACATTTGCATCTTGCGTTATCTGTTCATCAGCGAGAATCTGCGAGAGATAAAATTCCACATCAGATTTAAATTGCCCGATCGTCGCATATCTCTTCTCTTCCCTGTATTCCGTCGCCCGCCAAAACCACTGAGCAGCCGCATCGGGGATTTTTTCGACAAGTTTACGCCGAAAATTTAAGCGTTTTTCCTCCGTGTTCTCTTTGAGTTCCAGCAAGGGCAATTTCTGGCAGGCAAGGAATTCGTAGAAAACCATACCGGCTTGGTAGATATCGTCGGCAAAGCTTGCGTCTCCAAAAAAACCATCGGCCATTTTCGGACTCAAAAAACCTTCCGTGCCTCCAACGGCCCCTTCCTTAGTCAATCCTCGATCTTCGGGCGGTTTTGCGTTATTGAAATCGACTAGAATCACAGAGTCATGGGGTCCGGCAAGAATATTTGCCGCCTTTAAATCTCGGTGGATATAATTTTTCCGGTGCATCCACTGGACGCATTCCAAAAATTTTATAAACATTTCAACCGAAAATCTGAGGTTATTTCGTTCTTTTAAATAATTTAGAATTTGCGGGGACTCACACCACTCCATGATTACGTGCGTCGCGGGTGTGTCACTGCACTGGAACACCTCGGGAATATAAAAATTTCTTGGAAGCTCGGATGGCAGCTGCCCCCACAAATCCCTTTGTGCTTCTATTCCAGCGACAAATCTATCATGGGAATTATTGCTCGGCAAGTCCTTGCGCACGGGGCTCGCCAGCGATCGGACGTCAACTCTTTTGGGAATCTGGGGTTTTATTTGCGATTTTTCTTTTGCAATCTTGAGACACACGAACCCCCTATCGTCAGGGTGTTTCGGGTCAGGTTTCCAATATTTTTCCTGGCACTTTATTGTGATTCCGTCACCGCCAATTAGGACGAATGCGAGCCAGTTTAAACGTGCTTCATAAATTTTTCCGTTCCGTTTTCTGGGGAAATGGAAGTAAGAAACTACCTCATGACCTAATTCTTTCGGGCATTGCGGAGTTTGTGCACCAGAATAAGCCTCGATTTGATGGATAATCTCGCGTAATTTTTCATCCATGTTACCCTCCGCTAATCCTTAGTTTCTATTGAGTTTCCTGATTCGTCATGAGGTTTTTTCATTTCCTCAAGTAGTCTATCCGTAATTTTCCCCGATTTTATCAGCACCGACCCCAGGAATCCCACAAAACTTAGGAATCCGGTCACGAGTGCAATAAACCAATCATCAAATTTCTCTTGTTGTTTTATTTCTTTTGCCTGCTTCAACACAATAATTTTTAGGTTCGAGTAAGGCTCTGACGCTTGTAATTCGCCAGCTTCATCACAAAATACAGGTTTAGCTCGCTCAATGAGGGTATCTCGAAATAATCGCAACACGGACTCATCTTGAACCCCCCGAACAGACCAGCCGAGAAGAAATATAAAAACACCAAAAAATAGGAGCACCGGCACATTTTTATTTTCTGTAATCCATGTCCACACATCCCCTATTTTTCTGAGTGTACGTTTCCACACGGGTGTTTTTCTCCTAAGTTTTTCGTTTATTTTTTTTTGTTCTTCTTCGGTTAATTCGGGATGATTTTTCCTGTGTTTCTCTTGTGCTTCTTTTTGCGCCACCTCCCTGACTGCCTTGATTTCAGCTTCAGAGAGATGGTTTAGGTCTCTTCGTCTATTTATGTCTTCTTCAGATTCCTCTTCCGTTTTGGGGTAACTTCCCGGAGAGGTTCCTGGAAAAATTACGTCTTCCTTTTCAGTTTTTTCGAACATGGTTTATTCCTTTCGTTTCAACAGTTCCGCGGCTCCTGCGACATTGTTTTCAAGCACTGCCAAGCGTTTTTCGATTATTGCGATGTGTTCGATCCGAAATTTTTCAAGCTCTTGATTTTGTTTTGTTCGTTCGTCCTTGAAAATATTGAGGATTCTCTCCATCTCTGCGGTTGCTTTTTTCTCTAATTGCTGAATTTTGTCTGATTCGAGTTTAGAATTTTCGCTAATATTTTTTCTCTCAGCCTGCGAAACTTGAGTAATAAAAGCTCTTTCGGAAGTCAATTTTGTTTCTAAATCCTTGTTTGCGTCCTGTATTTTTTTCGTTTCTTCTTTTAATTTTGCAATGTCGTCAGAAAAGGATTTTTTGAAAAGGTTAAATTCGGATGCAAGATCGGTAATAACCTTTTTTACCTGCGAAATCCACTCGCCGAGCTTAGAACCGGAGAGCATCTCGTTCAGTTTTCCTAAAAAATTTGCCGCAGATTCCGCAACAGCTTTTTTATCATTTTCGCTGCCAAGATTCATATCGAGCATTTTTAAATCAACCATAAATTTTCCTTTCGTTTTAAATTTTGTAACTTATTTTGCTTCTTTATTGTATATGATTTTCCAATTATTTTCAACAAAAACCTGTGAAATTTTTCACACCGTCGGTACTAAATATCATCCAAGTTCCAGAAATACCAATAAGACCTGTAATAATTTCCTGAACTTGTGCGAGTTACATCGTTCCATTTTTCGGAAACATTGAAAGATTTGTCGTCTAATTGATGGTGTGTTGTACGTGTTGTCCATTCCGTTCCATTACTGAAATACCAATTACGAACATCCAAACTAAATTTTATACATCCACCCGTGTTATCATATCCAGAAACAAATTGATAGGTTTCGGTATAGACTAAGGAATATATATTAGTTCCGGGAATTAGTATTTTATTGGTTCCTGGACTACCTGACCCCTCGTGCATTATGTATCTATCTGCCTCATCATTGAGGGAATAAACTAAACTTGTTGCCTGCCATTGATAATTTTCGTACACGATCCCTACTCCCGTATAATCTACTTGTGCGTGGGAACTAAAAGTTAAACCCCACTCTTTCCAACAATATCCCTTGGTGGAACCATTATACCAAAAGGATTTGCGAGCATCCAACATGAGAGTATAATTCGTGGAGCTTGTTATGTTTGTGCCGGATTCGTTGAAAGTTAGACGGGTAGCGGTTCTGGAAGCTACGGTACAAATTCTATTAGGACTCGTAGTAACGACAACTTCTCCGGGCTCTATCAATTTTTGGAAATCGGATTCGGTGCTGTCATCGAGATAATCGGCTCCTCCTCCTGTTGCCGTGCCGGTTTTCGTCGTATCATTTACTTCTTCGATTTGCATATAATATTGATCCGAAGCACCGGGTGTGTTATAAGGGTGCTTCCCAGCCGGTAATAAATTCGTTTTGTTAGCTACCAACCACGCGGGTTGGATATAGTTCACTTGCGCGCTTGCGGTGCCGTAGTCGCTGATAAAGCACTGATCCGTGTCAAAAGTTAGAATTAGACCGGAGTAAACTTTTGAAGAATCATCGTAATTCGACCAAACACGGAGCCTATAAGTTTTATTTCCGTATTTTGTACCTCGTGTAAGGGAGACCAAAACCGGACTTGTGGAATCTATGGCGGCCATTTGAATGCAAACTTTTGCAACAGAATCAGCCGGGTCAGTTTTTAAAACACGGGATAAGGTAGTGTATGGATTCGAACAAGCAAAATAATCCGATTGCCGGATATATTCGTCGAAGCTGATAACACGACCGGACCGGTCCGTAACCAGTTCCAAATGCACCGTCTGCCCGTCATTAAGAGTTTGATCGATTGTAAAAAATTTCAGAGCCATTATGTGCCCGCCTCCTCAGCGGTAAAATCGATTACCTTGCCTGAATTGTCGAGATCGAGACTGAACGTAACCCCCTTTACGGTCCTGCTTATCGTCGTTCCGTTATTCCCAAATCCCTGCAAATCAACGAAATAATAGTTTCCAAGCTTCCTTCCGAGATAGATTCGGTCGGCTAGCCACGGAGGGGTTGAATCGTGGTAGCAAGTTAGCGGATCGAAAGTTTTCAAATCATACGCGGTAGCTCCGGAAACCGCAGCCCAGGTATCGGTGTCGGGATCATAAGCAGCAAGTTTGCCGGTTCCGTCTCCTAAGTCAATAATATAGCTCATCCCAGCACCACCCTGGAAAAAAATTTGCTGGTGCCCTTTGTCAGATAAACAATTCACTACCAAACCTACCGCGCCATCACTTGTATCTTCTGCAACCCTTATTTTCGTTGCGTCAGATGTGCTTGTTGAATCTTGTGTTTTGCCAGCAAACTCGGCATCTATCGCTAAAGTTTTATCGAGGACGGGATATATCTTAGAATCACTTGTTTTCAGGATTGCCGGGTGTACCTGGCTCCAGGCTCCCAAGTCATGCCTTTCCCCTGTCGCTGGGGCAGTATAGAGCCAACCGCATTCATCCCCACTATCGGTTACGGTATAATCTCCGTTATCCGCTTGGGCCGTGATTGTCTGCCCCTGCGGAGTGTTTTTCCTGTCATTATCGATTCCGCTCGTATGCTCCCGGTAAATACGAGTTCCTTGCTGTGTATTATCATTCTGGATCATTTTTTAATCTCCGAAAATGTAGAGGCGTTCGTTATTTGGTGTTTTAAATATGTCAGCATTTCCTGAGAAACTTGCTGCTCTATCGTCGGCGCTGGTGGCATTTCTCTTGCGTCTACGATTGTTTCCAGGCCAGAACTTGGACTAAAACTATATGCGATAGACTTGATTGTTCCCGCCAAGTTTGTGTCCACGAACCCGGCAAAAGTGACATAGCCCGAGTATCTATCTTTATATTGATTTGACAGTTTTGCGGCTTCAGCCACGGCTAAACCGTCCAGCATGGATTTGTTTACAGGCACATCGGGATCAACTGCCGGAATAACTCCACCGGCCCCGGGCAATTCGGTAACTAATCCCCGAACCGGCATCCTGGCATAATCGAGATTGGATACGTATTCCAACGGGGGCCCCTGTCCTGGATCATTGAAATTAAAATTTAAATCGTAATATTTTTTGTTTCCATTGAATTTTGAGTCCGTTCCCGTTTGCCACTCAACGGAAATAATTGCTTCGAGGTGGTGCGTATCTTTCAAATGACACCTTTGCAGGTTATACGCGGACCCGGACAAGCTCCTGTAAGGTAGCGGATCGAGCGCAAAAGGAAAAATCCTATCGAGCGCAAATTCTATCGGCCTGGGGAAATCTATAGAAAAAATTCCGTATTCTTGCGAAACCACGGATAGACTTGCGCCTGTTGGTTTCTCTCGCCTTGCGTCGTTCGTGTTTATTTCCCAATTATAAGCGTCTGTATTCCAAGACGCTGTTCTTTTTGCTACTAAAGGATGCCGCAAATAAGGCAAAAAACAGCAGTCGACAAACACAGGAGAAACTGGCGCATAATGATCGTAATTGTTAATTACCGTGCATCTACGCGGTTCCCAGTATGCCATCCTGTCTGTATAATACGAATCTATTCTGTAGGTCCTCCGATAATGTGCCTTTATTGCCGAAATTATTTGATGCGCGTATTGTTCATTGGCCTGGCTTGGGGCGGCTCCGGTAGCAATTTCTATCTGGTTTGCGTATCGTCTTTCCATCACAGAGGCAAAATAATAATTCCGGATATCTGCCTCCGAAATCCCGACAATATTGAGATAGGAGACAATCGGTATCCATTCTCCTATATTATAATTTCGTCCGTTATGGATTACGGGGTAAGGGATCGGCATGACGTTGACGCAATTTAGGACCCTGAAATTGTCTATATCTTCCTGCACCCGCAGCCCATTCATGAGTTGCAAACCCTCTCGCAGCCCCTCAATGCCGCCCGCTTCCGGCAAATTCGCGCCGGTATGACTTACAACCCAAGTTTCTTGCAGTTTCTTGAAACGAATTTTGTAGTTTGACGGACGAGTTTTTCTTAAATCCTGTTTCCAAAAAATGCCTGGTTTTGTTCGCTTTACGTTCGCAAATTTTTCCGTTAGATTTAACTCCGCTTCGTCGAAGAAATCTAGCGAATAGATGTATACATTCCCCTGCTTGTCTAGGCCCAAATTTAATCTTGAATCCGCAAGCAATTTTGCAAGCCCTTGGTAGATGTCAACCCCGTCCATTATCACGTTTTCAAGGTAATATGCACCTCTCTGGCCGGTAGCATTATTGACGTATGCGATCCCTAATTGATTAAACACGTCCAATAAAATTTCGTATTGGCTCCAAGTCGCTTCGCCGCCACGCATTGACCAGGGGATATAGCGCCCGTTTCGAAAAGTATCGAATTGTTGGCGAATAATCTGCGGATCGGAATTGTCTACGTTTATTGCCAGGCCCTTTTCATTTTTCAATTTCGTTTTGTTCCAGCAGCCGTAAATTTTCTTACCCCTCCAGGACCATCGGCAATCGGCCATGGTCCAAACGGTGTGGAACGGGTCTATGGTTTTGGGATCGAGCAAGTACACGTTGGAGAAGTCTAGGGCAAGTTCTTCCCCCTTGCCGTTTATCCCTCCTGTAACGACAAGCTGGATAGTGATTGGATTTTGTAAGGTTAGGAGTTGTTCGTTAATCGACCTCTCCGTAATTTTAAAGCTTGTCATGTAAGGCGTGACGCCGGCAGTTAAAGCCCACGTAAAACCTTGCGCCGGGACATCAATGCCCCCGATCGTTAATTTTGGAGTCTTCCAAGTGCTTTCGTCATAATTTGTCATATCTGCACCCCAACAAAATTAGCACCACCCGCCTCCGCTGCAACAAAATAATTCTCTGTGAACGTGACAATATAACACATGGACCATTTTGTCCTTCCACCAGATTTGGTTATTTCTGGAGTTCCGCCTCCCATTTGCTTTTGTTGCCTTCGTTTCGACCAAGATTGGAAAATCATGCGTTTACCGGGCCACTCGTACAAGGGGGGCTCGGTCGGCTCTACGTCCAATTGCGCTATCGTGATAACCCGTATCATCCTGGTCTGCCCACCAGTAGACCAAGCGTTCACGGTATCGGGGAGGCCGTCCCATAATTTTTCAATCGCTATTGCGTTGTCGGTGTGGAGCATTATCGATTCTTCCAGTTCGATGATTTGTGTGGTCGTTTTGAGAACGAGCATGGACAGGCTTGCGGAAATAGACCAGTCATAGGGATTCAATGACTTTTGTTCGGATTCGACAATATAATTTCTTCCTGTTTGAGTATACTGGTCCAGGCCCAGGTAATCATAAATTTTGTCAATAATCAGAGGTTTCACGCGCGTCTGGTAAACGTCTTCTATTGTTGCTTCTGTGGTAACAACGGTCTTGTCAATTTTGCAAGAATAGTTTGCGGACACACGGACCTTCGGCTGTTTCACCCACGCGGGGACCGAAGACATATTGGTCTCCTGCTCGTAATTTACGGAAATAGATAGTTGCGGCTCTACAATCGACGTGTCGTCGGTCCCCGAAGTCGATTGTGCCGATAGAATTTCATGGTAAACAAGTGTTCCATTGACCTGCTTCCGCTCCTGATCCTCATGCGTAGACTCAGAAACTATCTCGTAAGTCCCCCCAAATGTTGCCAAAATACTCGCCGCCCACCATTTCGCACCACCCGTAACGGCATTGTAATTTGTTAACGCCGAAGAACTTGGCGCAAGGCAGGTGTATAGGCAATTAAAAGACACCGTCCGTCTTTTTGACGGGTCATAGCTGACCGAAAAACTTCCCTCTCTTCTCCCATAATATCCTGTTTGTGGAAATGGTAGACCAATTGTAACCGAGAAGCTGTAAGCCCTAGAGGTCTCCGTTGCCAAATCATTCGCTATTTTGTTCAGCGTTGGCCTTGCATTGTAGCCTGTATTGCCCGAATGGGTTAAGTTCCATTCGGATGTCCCGCCAAATGTTAGACTAAAATCTTTGTTGATTTCGGTTAGTTTTTCTTCGTAAGTTTGGCAATCGGAAACAAGCCCAGAGGCCGTCGTCGAGGACGCAAGAAATTGACAGGAAAAGTGCAATTCTTTTTCATTTTCAGAAAAGCTCGTTTTCCCAAAAACATTCGGAAGCGTTTGCCCGTTATAGACCACGGTAGGCATTATAGTCCCTCCGTTTTCGTGCTATCATGTATTTGCCAGTTGGCATCTATATATTGTTTTAAATTCCTCGCAGTTTTTAGAGATTGATCTACGGCCCAATCTCTTATTTGATATCCAGCCCCAGGAAGCAAGCCCATTTCTTGATCTACCTGCGACAAGTTCCTTGCAGCCATGAGCCCCATCGCTTGTTCTCTTTTCGCCATTGCCCGAATTTCTTCTCGCGTTAATTCTATACCCGACATCCCAGCCTCGACAGCATATTGAGACACGGACTCACGCGGCTTTGTCTGTTGTTGCAAAAATCTTTCTGAACTCGAAATTGCGGTTACGAGCATTTTGATAGATTCGATTGCGGCTTGCAATGCGGCAATTTGCGGATGCTTACCAGATTCAAAGCCAGACATCATTGTCTCTACCGGTTTTGGCGTAATGCCAGATAACGCCCTTTCGTACTCTTTATATTTTTCATTCGTAGATTCTTCCGTTTTTTTCTTTTTTTCTTCTGTTTCTTTTTTCTCTCTTTCCGCTTTTTTCTCATTTGTGAGATTTAATTTTTCGATTTCTCGCGCAATTTTCGATAGTTCGTTTTCTGACTCTGGCATACTTAAACTCCTTTAAATTAGAGAGAGGAGGGCGTTGAAGCTCCATGTTCTATGCGCGTTTGGGCGATTCCCGGAAATAACAGACGACTTTGCTTTCGATTTTTCAAGCAAGTCTATTTTTACAGAGGATAGAGTTATTGTTTTTATCAGTTGCGTTATCACTTCTTCTTCGATATCGAGCAGTCCGGCACCCTGGGAAGTATTTATTGTCCTGTTCGCCGACATCATGACGCCTTCCCCATAAGCCGAATTGTTATTCTCGACGAAAAGCATTAAAGAAAATCCCTGCTCGACCAAATTTGGATGCTCTTCATCTAGCGCCGCGCCCATGTCCATTATGTAGCAGGTCGGATTTTGGGCACGAGACAAAAGCTCCATAGGCGTATCTGTTACAATATAAACATTATTCCCAAAAACCTTGTTGCTGGTCCCGGTCCAGACCATGCCCTTGAGCAAAGTTTGCAAATATGTAAAAAAATTTTTTGGCGTCATAAAGTGATCCCCGAAAGAAGACCAACAGTGTAATTTCTACCGACAAAAACACACGGAAAAATTAACGGGCTCGTGTGGGAAAATCTCATATTCGCGGAAGCGGTAACATGCGGCGAGCAAAGCCGCAACAAGATAGCCGGATGGCTTGTTGTGTTTTCGGGCATATAAAGCAAAGAGGCGTAAGTCGCCATCAAGTTTTTCCCAGTTTTCACCGAGCCGGGAAAATCAAATTTTTTCGTCGCGTCCGTGGTTAAGCCGGGAAACAAACGACTTAGAACTGCCGCATTATAGTTTCGCAGATTCGCAATTACCTGTGGAGCCTGCCCGCAGTAAATCGAAATCGTTGGCAAAACCCCGTCTTCCTCTGCGGCCAAATCAATCACGGACATATTTGGCCGAAAAACTAGAGTTTCCACGTATCCCAACTGTGTCCCATACCCGGATTCAAGGGCCAAATTTGTAGGGGCCCAATACAGAAATCCGCCCACTTTTGTAATTTCGTTCACACTCGGATAGGTTGTAAACGTCATAATTCCTCCTATGCGTCCGCGTAAGTGGGTGTCCCAGAAGTATGCGGAAGATATTTTCCGGTAAGCCTGGATAACCAGTACTGCACTCGCCCAGTATTCGATACTGTATCGGTAAAAGTCCAATAATCCGACTTCAAAAAATCTGTTTGACCGGCGGTAAGTAAATACCACTTGCCATCAAAAAGCGTGGGTTGAATCAGAATCACCTCGCCAATTAGCAATGCCCCCGTAGTCCTGGAGGCTAGAGTTATAGCAACTCGGCAACCATTACCCCCCGAATCCTCTTTGAAATTGTCATAGAAACCATCGGAAGAGTCAACACCAAGAACGAGATCAAACCAAGTCGCATCTGTTTTAGTAGTCAAATCTGCCACTGCCACTGTTTTAGAGCCTAAGCGCACGGTCAACGAACCATCGCAGCTTGTTTTACGTCGATAGCGGACTATCAAAAAACAAGGTTTCGTGATATCTACGTTGCCCGCTATATCAGCAAAATACTGGGTGAGCGAATTATTATCAGTAAACTCTGCCGAAACCCCCGCCGATCCATCCGTTTGTGCGCGGTAATAAATTGTTGAGTTGTTTGTTGCTTTAGTCGCATCTGCTAAAGTCCAAGAGGTCCATGCAATATCGGATAGACCCGTACCGGTAAAAGTTAGAAAATCAGGGTTAGCGAGTATTCCGTCCGATGCTCTTCGTGCTGTAAGCGTTCCCGTTTCTTTTGTTGCTGTACCGAGATCAAGATTGTCTACAGGGACCAAACCAGAACCATAGATGCTTGCAGTTTCGTTCCCGGATTGTTTTCCAAGGTTCTTGTCGGCTACAACCTCGATTTTTACAACCCCCGCATTGGGGGCCCCGGCCTCTATTGTGTCTCCGTATTTATCCACAGTGCTTCGGTAAACTATTCCGGTTCCGACGTTTGAACCTCCAGCAGTCATCGCGCCGTAAGTCCAAGCACGGTTTTTTACCGTTTCCGAGGCTCCGTCCATCCCTTTTGCAATATCATCGAGAGCCGAGGAAAGACTTGTTGCCAGAGAGCTGTATCCATTTTTTGCGAGTTCAATGATTAAAGCCTGAAAAAACCCCTGGTCCCGGAATAGGTTAGAGAGGGTAGCCCGGATCGAATTTAATTTCGCATCCGTTTGATTTATATGGTTTCCTTCATAATCCTTTTGCAGCGAATCCAGCAAGGTTAGGAAATTCGTCGAGCTCGTAGTCGCAGATGCCTTATAAAGCTCATCGAGAATCTTAATAAGTTTCGTGAGTTGACCCCACAAAACCGCTTTCGATGCACCCATAGATTACCCCCTTTAGTCAGCCTCTTCGAGCATTATAACTAGTCCGTCCGTGGTAGCAGACGCGACTTGAGATTTGATATAAAATTTTTGGTCATAATTACCCGCACAAGGAAAAGACCATTTTCCAGCAGGCAATTTACCCCGCGTGGCACCGTCCCCCAATTTCGTCGCGCCATCTGCGGCACTTACACTTGTCCATGTAAAATAAAAATCTGCGGCAGAATAGACTGTTAAATACGCGACCCTTTCGCCCGTAGCGTCAATTTCTACCGGGGTTCCAGAAGAAGCGGGAAGGTCTACAGTCTTGGGAGGGGTGGATGAAACACGGGGGGCTTTTAAAACGCTACATATCGATTTCATTTTTTCTCCTTAAGGCTCAATTGTTTCGTATTGTTTTGCGCCGGAACCTTTTTGATTTTCCGGCCAAACTGTACGCAATTTATCCATGTCCGGACGAGCGCCGGATTGCTCACGCGTAACCGTCAAATTACTATTCGTCGTCATTTCGATGTAAGCCCCTTTTTGCAGCGAAGAAAGCGCGGAATAAAAATCTTTCCCTCGTTTGTCGATAAACCCGGAATCTCGGCCCTTATACGTCTCCAAAAAATAGATTACTCCCTTTACAAGAATAGCAAGATGACTTGCATTGCTTGTGTCGTGCGCGATCCTGGAAACTCTTTCGAAATCGCCAATGGAGTCCGCACATGCCGAATCCAAAACCGTCGTGTTTATTGATGTCGCTGAAGATGTTGCGTTCGTTATCTGGATAAGATAATCACTTCCGATTCTTGCCTGGACGGCTGTGCTCAATGCGGCTACCGTCATTTTTTTCTCCCTCGTTCGGGTTGAGCCTGCTGCTCATAAATATCTCTCTTCGATTCTTCTTTTTCTGCCTTTTCTGCCCTGGACATCTCCTCGACTATCTGATTGTGTTTATCTTCGTTTTCCTGGCTCGCGTAATCGATCGGATTAAAACCACGTGCCGGGACACAAATCAGATAGTCGGCGGCGCAAAATTCATTGGTCTGTGCATCGTAAACGAAAGTTTCTTTTGCTCTCGCCAAAATTGCGTCGGCCTGATTTTTTGCCAATTTCCTGGCAATATACCCGGGCGGGAAATGCTTCCCTTCATTCTTCGGTTCGCTCGCCGCTGTCGGATAAACCGATTTATCAAAATTAAGACCGAGAATTACTATAGATTCGACGGGACAGTTGGGCCTTATTGCGTTAATATAGATTTCTGTTTCTCCAATCGGGGCCGGGAATTTCGCTGGTTTTCTCTGTTTTTTTTCCAAATTTATTTTCTGGTTTGGGTCCGAAACTGCAATATACATTTTGTTCCTTTCAATTTTTTAAAAAAGCGGGAAACTAGAGGTTGTCTAGTTTCCGCGCCAAATGGGAAAAAGCGGGAAAAAATTAATTGTTGAATTTAATAATCGTTAACGGCATCCATACCGCAAGCGCGGTTCGAACCATTGTTTGCAGGCTATATTCGCCGGTCTCGCGGGATCTATCGGAGTTGTTGATGTCGGCAATGATAGATTCAACCTTGCTCGGTTCTCGGTAAACGAAAGGTTTCCAATACGGATGTTTAAGCACCGCGTACCAATCAGACGCATCGGTTAAGTACGGGTTTGTTTCCCACGCGAAAGTACCCTTTAGCACGTTAGATTCGGAAACCGTATTGGTCGGGTCTGTCCTCAGATATTCGGACTCGGCAGCCTTCAAAAATACTTCGTTCGCCTCCGGAGGTCCAATTACGGTGATATTTTTCAAAGAAACATCGTCCGGTGTGAAAATTGGTTTTAGGGCGGTAGGATCGAGCATTTTCATCCATTGCCTCTGAGCTGCCATGACTCCATGCACGACATCGGCAACTGTAAGCGGATATCCGCTCAAAATGTTTCCGCTCGACACACCGAACCTATTTGCTCCGTCTCCATCGACGGTACTAAATAAACCTACTCCGTCATACGCGTTAAGGATTGCGGGGTTCAGCGATGCAGTTCCTATAAAATATTCGGAAATCATCACATCGGGCAATTGGGCGTATCTCTTGACGGCGGCCTCAACGTGCGGCCTCAAATCGTCAAGCTGGTCATCTTCCTCATCGAAACGGCTCCAGGGAATAGATAGTTCAAAATTATATTTCCCCACAGAAATATATCTATCCTTGAAAAGCTTATATTGCCTCGATTTTCCATAATCCCATCTGGAAGGGAACGGGACGCTTTCTTTCCATACCCACTGCGCATTGCGGATATTGCTGTTGGGTAAGAACCGAACAAGCAATTCCTGCTGTTTGCGGAACACGGGGACACTCTGCCGCCAGGTTTCCTTCAGGTGGTCCTGGATACCGGCAATCAATGATCTGGTATTGTTTACGACTGGCATAATTCACCTCTTCTTTCTTTCAATTACGCTCCAGGAATTTCTTCGATAACGGCGTAAATTTCAACCGAAGCTGATTGGTTCGCGGTGAATCCTGTTCCAGAAGCAGCCATCTCCAAGATGACCGTATCTCCCATGTGTACCTCGTTCGCAGCGGTAATCGCAGTGGCGTCAATCACTGTGCCCATATCACCCGTGGCATCAAAGCTGGCGTATCCGAGGGTGAGAACTCCACCGGTCGTATCTGTTCCCCCAATAGCCAAGTTGAACGTTTGCGCTCCGGCAATAACTCCCGCATCAAACGCTCTAGGGAGTGCGTGAAGACTGATAATTTTATAGTGTTCCAGGCTAGTTTCGGTATGGCAGGTTTGCGCCGTGGTTCCTGAAAAAGCATTGAGTCCGTAAGTTCCGAAAGATTTATATTTTTTTGCACCTCGGTTTTTCTCAGAGGCTTCGATCGGGTCATACAGATAAACATCGCAAGTGGTAGAGGATATCCATTTCGCTATTCGTCCGCAAGCCACGCCTGCAGAGGGTTGTGTAAGCGTAAGTGTTTGCCCGTCGGTACAATAAACCGGCTTCATGAAATCTGTTGCCGCACTTGCGCCCGTTACGGCGACCGACTTCAAAAAAATGCCGCCCCGTGTCACTGCGGCAACAGTCCCGTCCCCGGTAAGGGAAGTATTATCTCCGTTTGATTGCCCGATAATAACGCCTGCGGGAATAAGCTTGCTGGCATCATCGCCGAACTCGACTTTCTGTGTGGTCTGGTCTATACCAGCAAAACCACCGACAACGAGAGCCTCGGAAGTTTTAATGACCGAGGAAAACCTTTGTTTGTCGGTCTCATAAGTTCTCAAAATAGAAGTGGTAGGGTCTGACATGTCTTATATCTCCTTTTTTATTTTTTTACATTGCCATTTTCGCCATATATCCTGGCGTTTCTTTTTCACATTCGACGCAGTGCGCGACGAATTTTTCCGGGCTTGGCCACATCCTTTGGAATTTTTCAGCCGATCGGCGGTCAGCTTGCGTTACACTATCCATATAGTTCGTGAATGCCTGTTTTGCGAGCTGATAACTTTCCGGATCGTCCTGCTGAAATTTCGCAAGAATTTTATTTTCCGCAACCATAAATTTAGAAGACGCCCTTTCCAGCTGTGCCTGCATCGGATGCTTGTTGAATTTCACAAGCGAGGCTTTCGTCATATTGATAAAGTGTTCGCGGTCTTTATCACTTGAAAATTTTGCCAGAGTTTCGTTTAGGGTTCCGAGGCTCTGCCCCGTTCTTTCCGAGATGTCAGCCAGGTCGGATTGAAATTTCGCCATGTTTTGCCCAGACTCCAGCATGGCAATACGGTCCGACAATTTTTTGTATTTTTGGTACGCGACACTCGAATTTTCGTTTTTTTCGTTCCCTTCGGTCATTTCTTCCTGAGCCCTACTTCCTTCGCCAGCGACATCACCTTCGCCTTCGCCCTCAACTTTTTCATGCACTTCTTCGTCACTCTCCACAAGAGATTGCAACACTTGCGTCATTTTCGACATCTCGTCGGCGATGGTTTTCACCATTTTCGTAAGCGCGTCTATTTTCCCGGTGAAGTCTTCGCCAATCTGGCATTTCATTTTTGCTTTATCTCCAGTACTAGCGATATCTCCATCACCAACCGACGGCATTTCTGCGCTCGAATCCATGTTCGAATCTTTTCCTGGTAACGGCATTTTTTTGCCTCCTTCACAATCACAAAATTTACTTATTGTTTTCATCTCGATTTTCCTCTGAAACTTAACTATATTCTCGCTTCTCCTGCTGATCTGGAATTTTTGATTATCAGTCAGTTGCGTTTCTTGCTCTTCAAGCTCCAGGTCCGGCAAAAGAAAAAAAGGTTCGTTCGATTCCAGAAGCGCCAGTCCCGTTATCTTCTGCAACTTTTTGTCATATTCGGCGGACCTGTACGGCCATTTATGATTTTTGATGAGCTCAAAATTTTCCGGGGATATCCTATATATATCGGTCAGGAGCACTTCCCGATCAAGCGGACACCTGCGAACATTGGTCATAAATCCAATACCTGGCCGGTTCTGATAACCCTCGTGATGCCCGTCGAATACGCGAAGATAGTGACTTTTCGCCTCTGTTTCCCTTACGTCTCCAATCAGCTTGTCAAGCATCACGTCTGTTACCTCTCCACGCCCAGCTTCAGGATTAGCCGGATCGGCAGGGTCGGAAAATGTCCGGAAAAAGGGGACGGCAAAAATTACATAAGTCCCATCTTTCGATTTTGCCCATTTAAATTTTTTCATTTTCTATCCTCTTCTACCAAGCCAATCTACGCCTTTTGAGATATTTCTGGGACTCACAGGAGATAAAATTCCATCGACCACTTCCGAAATTTTTTCCAAATCTGTCAGAATATCCGAAATTTTTTCCATAAAACCACTTTTTTCCTTTGCCAAAGAATCTTCTGTATTTTTTTTGTTTCTTGCGGGCTTGGCATGAATTTTATTTTTATAATCTTGCTCCCAGGTTTTGGCTGGTTCTTTTTCTGCGTTTGGCGGCTGTGTAGGTTGAGAGGGTTTCATTTTTGCCAATTCTACGAAAATTTGTCGCAATACTTCTTTTTGTTTTTTGGAAAGTTTTCCTCGCCCACCTACGCGCATCCCCTTTTTTCTAAGCTCATCTCGTGTTTTTACACGGCTTTCCTTCTCTTTTTTTTCCTTTTCCTTGTGCTCTCCTGTTTTGTAATATACAGTTCTGCCATCCTTGGTTTTCTTTTCGCAAGTGTCAACCCCCTTGCTTTTGCGCTGCTTGCGGATTCGATAACGGCCTGCCGCGCTGCCCCTGCGGGCATTGTCCACCAAATTTAGAGAGGCTCGTTTTTATATCAAGAATCATTCGTCTAAGATTGTCTATTCGCATATAGTTGCTCCTGCTGTTGTTGTTGACTCTTTTGATCCCCCTGGCTTTGTAATGCCTGCTCGGTCGGGATCGCCTCCATTTTTATTCGAATCTCGCCATCTTCCGGCATTCCTATTCCAGCTTTCGCGAGCTCATAGGCATTCTGGATAAAAAAATCCTGAATGATTTCCTCATCGAGAACTTCGCCCAGGCGGTATCTGTTGTACAGGATAAAAGAATCCGTTGCAGCCTTGTGGATCGAACCAAGGGCGTAAGACCCGTTTCCCGGCGTAGTCGTCGAAAGCTCAGCTCCGAGAATCAGCAAATCTATTGTCCTATCAAGATATTCTAGAAGTTCGCGCAAGATATTCGATCCTGTAGAGCCATGCTCGATGACATCTATCTTGTCGCCTGTGTCAGTCACAAGACAATGACGAGCTCTGGATTTTTCCAAAGTCGCAAGAATATTGTCGACCCTGGATTTAGAAGACGTATACCCATCCCCGAGGGGCGCAGTAACCGCAGCTTTCGCCAGGTCCACCGTAGCGACGAAAAAAGGCTTTGCCCAAGATTCCGCAAGGTCTGCCCAGTATTGCCTGACTTTGTTTTTTATATAACAAATGTCGTAGAGGACTTCCCCGAACCCTTGAAAGTATGGACTCATTTCCTCGTACATCTGGCGGTACCAAACGTAGTCCTGGAACGCGCAACCATCCGGCGCGTTTGGATTTTCGGCCCTGTCTTCGAGCACGATATATTTGTCATAGGTCGGATGCCAGAGCGTTGCCGTCAGCTTGCCGTTTTTTTCAATATCTCTCTCAAAACGCATTCTTCTTTTATCGACTTCCTGAAGGCGATCGATCACTTTTAGCCTCAACCCGGATTTCGTTTTTATCTGCTTGTAGTATTTCCTTTGCAATCCCAGCCCGAATACCACGGATTTTTCTATTAGCGATTTGCGAGAATGCAAAAAATCTTTGATGTGAGAAACAGAATGTTTTGCAACAGCCTCCATCATTTTGTCGTCGCATTCGATTGTAATCTTCTCTCCAGATGCAGCAATAGCAAGATAATGCGTGGTTCGGAAAACCTCCGAATCCTTACGCAGCACCTCATAAAAATTATCAGCTTCGACCTGGTCCGCATATTCATTTGGGATATAGGGCAGGTAATACCCGATCTTCGATCGCAAATTGCTAACGTAGCTACTGATAAACTGCTGCTTCGCTTCTCTTGCTATAGTTGCCATGGATTGCCCTTTAAAAAATTCTGTATCCGTTAGACTTTAGAATTTCAATCGCTTTATCATCAAATCTCCATCCCGGCTCTTCGTCAAAAGCGTCTGCATCTTCCAAAAAATCTTTATCATAATATTTTGCATGTGCTTTTATTTTGTTCCAAATTTCGGATGGCAGTTTTTCCCGAAAAACAGTCCCCATTGATGTTTTTCTGACATGCACTTTTAACGGGGTCGCGTCTTCTTCCTTCTGTTTTTTATCTTTTTCTTTATTTTCTTCTTCTCTTTTCTGGATTTCCCTAACAACATACTCCGTTACATCTTGTCCCGCTTTTTGTTTTTCTTTGGGAATAAAATTCCACTTATCTCCCCAAATTCCACCAGACAACTTTAATTTATCTAAAAATTTATTTTTAAATTCATATGTAAGGGAATCAACGCTCAGATTTGTGTTTTCGGGTTTAATATTAAGCCTGAAATCCCGATATCCTTCATCATTACTAATATCTTCGACGATAATCGGAACACGACCAGACAAAACGTCTTTTTTAAAATTCACATAAGACTGTTTAAGCCTATCTTCCAATTTTTGTTTTTGCTCTTTTGTTAGACCCAAAGCCACTTCGCCATTGACGGGCGGTTTATTTTTGCCCCGCAAAATAGAATTAATTTCTTGCTTTAGCATTTCACCCGCAACAATTCTATTAACTGCTGGATTTTCCGGGTCTTTTCTTGTCCATTCGATCCGGCCTGTTTTACCATTAATCGTTACCCCGTGTAAGTTTTCACCAATTTCGGCACGAAGACCACCAAGCGATTGTGCAACATCTAAAAAAAGATTCTCCATTTTTTTATCTTCTGTTTCTTTTTTCCCGGCAACCTTTTCTAATCCCTGGGTGATCTCGCTAAGTTTCTGCCGCAACTCTTCGATCTTGCCTCGGCTAATTTTACTCAATCTTCCCTTTGCCTTAGCGCCGACTCTCTTTCGCTCTTCGCCTCGCTGTGTCTTTTCTTTCTTTTCCTTCTCTAACTGCTTGCTAGTCTTGTAAAACACAGTACGCCCGGCGCGAGTCTTCTTTTCGCATATATCGATGCCTTTCTTTTGCAAATCGGCTTCATTCTGCGAAGAGATCGAGCGCCCGCTTTTGCTCGCCGGGCATTGCTGCGCAAATCGCGCAAGATTCCTTCTTAATCGGAAAAATCTCATAGTTGCCATCGAAACTCCTCTTCATCTGTGGGATTCTTGCCTTGCTCAGCATAAGGCGATTCGGGACTAACCGAGCTCATGAATCCAGTCAGATAGCTTATCGCCAGCGGCCCAAAAATAAATTTCGTGAGTGGTGAATCGGCCTCTTGTTTTTCTTCAATCTCATTTTTTTTGTCGGGCCATTTTGCCCGATCAAAATCCTCAATAAGAGCAGAGCATTTGCGGAATACCCGCATTTTTGATTGACCGGACTCGCAAATTTTTAAATGGTTTTGCACAGACTGTATTCGTCGGATGTATGCCTGCTGCTTTCCAATTTCTTTTTCTCGGTGGTTCGTCACGACTGCCGCGCACAGCCCCTTGGCCTCGCTCTGTATCGCCTTGTCCCAATAATCGACAAACACGCCCCACAATACACTCCCGGCAAGTCTTCGCTTAATTACAGGAACGAGCTCCGGCAAGGTTTTCATCTCGCGGATTTCGTCATAAACAAAAATTTCTTTTGTCTGGAATTTCAGGGCAACGAACAAAATGGCAATGGGGTTATTCGCTTTAAAATGGACACAGACGGCACGAGGCAGATACTCGATTCCTTTTAGATTTTCGATTATCGATCGATTGTCTAAATCAAAAACTTTTCCGCGTCTGGATACAAAGAGCCCTTCGTATTGCTCTGCAAAAACTTTTTCGTCGAGCTCTTTTTTTGCAATCCCCCATTCAGCTTTGGAAAAAGTTGGGTTCGCAAGGGTAGAAAAATTCCATCGCTCCCAATCCGGCTCAGATTCCGCTTTATTGTAAAGATCGAAAAAAAGTCCGGCATCCGCGTTAGGGGTAGAACACGCCAACACTTTCCCATTCCTGGGGCCGATTCTAGGACGAAGGTATCTTTCCCACACGACAGTCGGAATCTGCGAAGCTTCACACAGCACTAAAAAGTCGAGCTCGTCGCCGAGTAAACTCGTCGGCTTTTCGGCTGACTTCGTTCTTGCCCAGGACCCCCATGGAGTTTCGAGCGACTTGGAGCCCTTCCGGCTCATCGTACACCTACAGAGGTCCAAGAGCTTTACACCTTTTATTTTTCCACGATCGAGGAACTGTACGGCCCAGTCGAATTCTTTTTCCGCAAGCTCGTATTGCGTTGCCACGCACCAGATGTGCCGATTCGGCTTAAACAGCTCGTAAGCAATTTCTACACCAGCGGCCATCGATTTCCCGGAACGAGCACCCGCAGCGACCACCCGAAACCTGGAACCACTCGAATGAATCGACGCTTGTCGTTCGTGCGGGTGATAGCCGATTATTCCAAAAAAGGCTGATTTTTTTATATTCAAAATGGACCTCGCAGTACTTCTTTCTATTTATAACCTGTGAAAAAAATCACAAGTTACTAAACCAGTATATCACAAGAAAAAGAGGAAAGAAACTATCCGATATACGTTATTCGATTTAAGAATAAAAAAACCCCAGTATCCTTTTAGATACTAGGGTTTGGCTAGTTATTTATTCAAAAATTATCTTTTTGGTACAAGGAGAAATTCAGCTATTTTTTTCGCCGTCTCCGGCCTGGGAATATTTGCGGAGGAAGCCATTCGGCAAACAGTGCCGAGAGGGAGTCCGGACATCTTAGCTACCTCTCGGTAAGGCTTTTCCTCAAAAACCAGATATTCCCTAAATTGACGAGCTATTTCTTTTCTCAGACCTTGATTTTGCAATTTTTCGCCCATATTTTTGCACCTTTCTCTTGATTGCACCTCCGGCAAGCAAAAACAAGGTTGCTCGCCTCGTTAGACCCTCCTAGCGCAAGCGGAATGAAGTGATCGAGGACACAACGAACGGGTTTTCCGTCCTCGCCCCTGCTTCCATGCGCTTTCCCGCAATAGACGCACTTGTAATGAGCGTCTGCGGCCACTTTGCGACGAATTTCGTCCGGAATATTGCGAACACGCGGTGTTTGGTTCTCGCGCCGCTTCTCCCATTCATTCTGATGCTTCGTGAGTCTCAAAAACTTCTGGTACTCGTGGCAATCTCGCCCGAAATCACATCCGCGCACATCCGGACACCGTCCCGAGTCTTTTCCGGGTAGCGGAAGGGAATTTGCGAATATTCCAATTTTCTCGGACGCCAACATATCCGGGCCGACAACACCCGAAAACAAAAGAACTTCCCTTGTTGGCGGGACCTCGTAACCAAATCGGTCAAAGTAGACCGTATACGCATATCGCCAGCATTTTTTACTTGCCGGGCATCTGATTTCCATTTGGGGCCTCCTTCGGCTTCTCCGGAAGATGATACGTCTCTTCTAGTCTCTTAATTTCATCTTGTAACCGCTTGATTTCCTCTTGTTTCTCTTTCTCTTGGTGCTCTTCATATGTCTCGAACTTTTCATCTGTGGTGGACTGAAGTGACTTGATTATGTCGTAATAATCCTGTGGTGTAAATTTTTTCTTGTCCATCGACTGATAATCGGCATCGCGTAATTTCAAAATTTCCAGCGCCACGCGAAGGATGGCGGCATCCGGCGCAGATTCCAGCAGCCTTTGTGTTGTTTCCATCAAAGTATAACCAAGACGCTTGACGGGGTCTGCAATTGCCGCAGCATCTACTTTTATAGGCTGTCGCGGCTCTACTGGCTGACACGCGGCATACTTAGCCTCAATTTGCGCCGCATTCTCTTTTTGCTTTTGCTTCCGTGCCTTCATTCTAGTATATGCGACTCTTTTGGCGTCATCTCCAGCGCAAACCCCGCGCAAAGATTCTCCCGAGATTAGTCGCTCTGTTATCTTCTTATATTCCTTATCGGACATCATAAAAATTTCCCTTTTCTTCTTGTCGTATTTTTGGATCAAAATTTTTCCATTCTAAAAATTTTACACAAGTATAAAATTTTGGAAGGGGGTACTGGCTCATGTGGGTGGTGTCGTGGAACATGGAACTTGGAACATTGTGGTACAGGTGGTCTAAAAGTGTGTGCGCGGGTACACCCTTACCCAACGGCATGCGGTTAGCTTAGGATAGGGGGTACTGGCTTATAATTTGGAAGCCAGTACAATAAGACCCTATCCTAATACTAGCCGACCAATAGCGGGGCAAACAATCCGCTTTTACAACTAGTGCTTGCGACCACACACGCAACACCTCCACGAACAGAAGATGCCCACACATACCGCGTACAATAGCCAAATAGGTATCCATGCCCCAGCAGTAATCACAGCAAGGATCCCTTGCCATATTCCCCCGATACTTTGTTTGTTTTGTTGCCGCTGTTGCGGCGGTTGCATTGCTGTTTCCATAACCTTATCTCCTTTGCTATGGCTATATTATACCAATTTGTTTGCTGATTTGCAAACTCGTTTTCTCCCATTTTATCCCCAACACATTCGCAATATTCTGCTTTATCACCGCGCCAGGTTCCACGTCTCCACGCTCGATGTCTGCCTCGTGTTCGGTCTTGTATCCTTTTCTACCCAATTTTAATCGTCAAGGTTGAATCAGGCAATTTTATAAGTTTTTTGTACCGATTATGCTCGTCTGATTCAACCTTGGCGATTTTTGGGCCTATTTTTGATATTCTCAGTCCTTATAAAAGTTTTTTATAACTAATTGATTGATTTTAGTCCCATGAAAACTTGTTGCCTGGTCCCGAACACTCTTTTTCGTTTTTTCTCATATCCCAGTTTTTTCATTTCTTCCACCAATTCTTTATCTTTAAATCTCTTCTTGCCCAATATTTTGTTGTTTTTCGGATGATTATAATCGGCAACAAAATAAAAATAACGAACATAAAAATTTTTATCATTCAAAAGATAATTGGTAAACAAAAATTCCCGTAGATCCCTTCTCATTTCTCGTTTATCTAATTCTTCTTGTGTCTCTAGTTCCCAATTTCCCTCGAATTTGCTCGGATCGGCTTCCCTTTTTTCTTTTAGCTCTTTTAATTGAGTCACAATTATGAGAGGATTCATCATTTTTTCGTAATTTTCAAGAATTTGTTTTTCTCGTCCGAACAGTTTATTCGTGCTTTTCTTAATTTCTTCGGCATATACGAATAACAACACATCTTCCCGATATGAATTCACTTCTCCGTATTGCCAATCAGGAATCTTTTTTATTTCTACTCTTTTTTCCTGAGATAATTTTGTTGCTTGTTTTCCTAACACACTAGCACGTTCTGAGGGCATTTTAATATCATATTTTTCATTAAATTTACGAATTGTGAAGTACTCTTGGAATTGCCCAGGGTCTTTTGCTTTTTTCAATCCCTGTTCCAGTCTTCTTAAGTTCGTTTCAGCATCAAAATACTTGTTCTCTAAAATATTAATATTAGCTTGTAACTGTCTTTTATCGAGAATCAAATTATCTCGTTCCCCTGTCAGTTTTCGACAATTTTCAGCATATTGGTTTCTTGCGTTTTGAACGATATTTAAAGTTTCTTTTAACTCTTCTATCTCTTTTTCGTATCGTTCTTGAATTTTTGCAATCGTTTCGGCGTTTATTTTCCCAAAACTTTCCTGGATTATATTTTTTATCGTTTCTTCGTGCATGATTATTTCCTTTCCTGTATTCTTTGTTCCTCTTCCTGAATCAACTCTGTAATCTGTTTCGCAGCCGTTTCATTTTCATAAGTCACCGCTCGCCACAACTCCCATTTTAAATCATCTAGTCTGTTTCTCATTTTTGTTTCCTTTCCTGTTTTTTCGGTCTGTATGGACTTTCTCGCCCCGTATTTCTCACAAATTCTAGAGGGCATTTTTCATGAATTTCACTTAATTTTTCTAAATTTATTAATAACCCAAATACCCTCAAATGTCTACAAAACAACGGTCTTCCTTGTAATTTTGCAACATCCAAATAAGGACATTTGGCACAACTATTTACGATAATTTTTCTTCTGTTATCTATTTTAATTTTGTACCCCCATTTTACCAAAAATTTTAAAAATTTCAACTATTATTTCTCGGCCCAAGATTTCATCTGAACCCAATCCATGCCGAGAAAGAAAACCAATTTTTTATATTCTCGGATAAATTCCCGAACTTCCTTTTCTATTTCAGAAAATAAACTCTCAAACCCTGATGCGACAATGATTTCATCGTGAATGTTGACCATCGGCACATGAAATGTTTCCCAGATTCGTTGCATTAATTTTTTCGTAAGCCACGCTCCTGAAGCTTGAATGGGGAAATTACCTACCGATCTACTTGTTGCTGATTGAATTCCGAGAGCCGCACCGAGACATGCAGACCGAATAGCCTGATATTCCGTTTGTGCCCCCTTTATTTTCGATCTCATAAAATTTTTATTATCTTTGTCGTTGTCGGCACCGGAGTTTCGAGCGATATTATCGGCCTCCTCCCAAAAAATTCGAGCCATATTTCTTTCAAAAGCACACCAACGCTTGTTTACTCCCGTTAAATCACCCATGAATACAGCCATTTTAGCTACCGAATTCCGTGCCCAGGTTTCTGTGTCGGCTGTACAAAAGAACTCTTTCACTAATTCCCTATATTCCCCGAAACTCTTGTATTTCCTGAAAAACCCTTCCTCCATCTTCTTTGCCGCCTCATCAACACTACACCCCAGCTTTTCCGCTACTTTTATGGGGCTACAGAAATAAAGTATGGCGAAATTCAGGGTCTTTCCTGCTTGTCGTTTACCTTTAACTTCCTTATATTTCGGGTGTTCCCGGTCATTTTTAATTTTCATACACTCCCCATAACTCGGCAGTTCGGGGAACAATAAACAGGCAGTCATCATATGCATGTCGGTGCCTTTTCTATACTCTTTCGTGTACTCTTCATCCTCAAAAAATGCTTCAGCAATCGCCATTTCCAGACCGTTGAAGTCCCCTCCCTGACTGACCCGAACACACTTGCGTACATAGCCATCTTTAGCGAGCGAATGTAAATTAAATCCCCTTGTCCCTGCCATGCGCCCGGTCGAAGTTCCCCACACTCTAAACGGTGGATGAATTCTGCCTGTAGGGCTCGCAGAAAAAAGCTTAAGGAAATCTAATTGCTGTTTCAATTTTCCGTAGCTCAACAGTTTTTCAATCACTTCCTGAGCCTCAGAATTCAAAGCTCCCTGATCGATTAAAGCTTGCATTGTTTCTTTATTCGCTTTTTTCAGTAGTTTCGCTAATTCCCTGTCTACCAAATTAGCTTTTAGGTATTCCAACCTTTGTTTCGACGAGCCTGGATTGAAAGGAGTTTTTATTCTCGTTTCTTGCAATAACTTTTCTAGCCTCTCTTTCTCCTGTTGTGCCAGTTCCCGATCAATTTCAAAACCTCGGTATTGAGTGTACGCCACGACACACACGGCACTGTCCTGTTCGTTCGGCTCCAAATTACCTAATTCCTTGTACAATATTTTCAAGAATTTTATATCATTTTTCGCGTATTCTGTTGCTCTTTCATCCTCCTGTAACCTTTTTAAATTGTTCCTATATAATCTTTTATATTCTTCTTCATACGCTAATTCACCCCCCGGAATGAAAATTTTTTCAGGAAACTGAGCCAACTCAAGCACTTCCTCAATTTGATCCGTTTTTTCTCCTAAAAGTCTCATAATTTCCTTCAATTTCCCCGAACTTTCAATTGAATAAGTTACCGTTACCGACTTGTTTTCCTTGTCTTTACTCAATTTCTTACCTAATTTTATAGGTAGTTTTATATTCTTCGCTAACAATTTCTCAACATGCTCTGTAATTTTTTCCTGAAATTTTTCCGGAATTTTTTTTAATTTTACAATTTTTTTCCCTGCACTCAGGATATTGAAAACTTTATGCTGTTTCGCTCGAATCATGAGGTCTATACAGCTACACCTAAATGGCATTATTTCTGCTTCTCGGCTCCTAATATCTATCCCGTGTAACTGATGAAAAGTTTCATAAAGCTTATAGAGGTCGAAGATTAGGTTGAAGCCTATTATCACAGTTTCGGGATCATATAACAGTTTTTCCAACTCCAAAACAGACTCTGGATTCTCGAAGGGAAACACAATCTTTATCGGCCCGTCGTTAATTGAATATTGCACCGAAACTACGGGCCCGCACAAGCCTGCCGTTTCTGTATCTAGCCATACTTTATTTTCCATTTTTCCCCTCTTTTTCCACCAATTTTTTCAACTCTTCTTCCAATTTCGCCAGGATGAACCCCTCCGATTCTTCATTATAGCTTTGAATTAGCTCTAATTGTCTAGAATCCAAGGTATTTTCGCAGATCAGGTCATAAAACACACACGAATTTTTTTGTTCCTGTCTCCAAATACGTCCCTCCGCTTGAATTCGATTAACCGGACGACTAGAATTTGATACAAAAATCATCGTTCGGGCTTTTTGTAAATTCAATCCCTCAGCCATATTTGCACTCAGGATTAATAAGTTACTTTGCTCCCCCGTGCCCGAATTTGTTACGGAACCGGCGAATTTACCAATATCGTTTTTCTCTTCGGCACTAATAATTACCGGGTTCCATTTAGCTAATTTTTCTACCAATTTTTTTTGTGTCGCAGACCAATTAGCTATAATAACGGTCGGCTCTTCCGGGTTTTCCTCTATAAATTCCTCTACCCAATTCAATTTTTCTGTTTCATTTAGCCATACGGGCACATTTTGATCATCATAAATAAAACCGTCTGTAATAGTCCGTGCCTGGGCAACTGCTTTATGTTTCCCAGAATCAGTTAGAATCCCTTGAACCGCAGCATAAAATTGTTTCGGGCATGAGAGAACCACCTTTTGGTACTGTTTCTCCGGCAACTCTCTCATAACCTCTTCTGCGTCAATTACCTGGCATGTGTGGCTTGTAAACTCAGACATTAACTTTTGGTTCCAAGATTTGCAGGTTAAAGGTCTCTTGGTCTCCTGGATTCCAAGTTCCGTCTGCAAATCCCGGTAATAGGGGTCAACTCCAAAATTCCAAATCATGTATTTTTCATCGGCAGGCACACAATCAGGATTAGCACTCGATAGCCAACCCAAATAATCCGCGCCTCTCCTAGCACTTTGGGGAGTTCCAGTCATGAATACAACTACCGGAATTTCCTCACAAACTTTCTTGACCCCTTGGCTTCTCTTACTTTCCGGATTCTTGCCCAACAAACACTCATCGAATATCACCACCTGATATTTATTCCCAGTTTTTTCCACGAATTTCAGCGCGGACTCAGGAGTTATAATATCCGGCACCGTTTCAAAACCCCACTTAGCACACTCGTTTTTTACTGTCTGTTTCAGGTGCTTCGGACAAATATACAAACACTTCCCAAGCAACGACAAACACAAGGCTATCAATAACTTACCCGCACCCAAAGGAGCTATTAGGCCCCTCTTCCAATCCCGCCCTTGTTTCAAAGTTTCAAAAGCTTTTTTCAAATATTCCCGTTGATATGATCTTAGGGGTAGCTTCCCGGCAAATTCTTCAGCGATTTCTATTGATTTTACAGGGATTTCCGAAGCATACACAGTTTTTTCTTTAAAAATAAATTGGATTATCCACGGCTCGGCAGGCACCAAATAAGTAAATTCCCCGGTATCTTCTTTTGTGCAGCCGCGTACCGGCATTCTTTTTTTCATTTCTTCTTTTATTTTCGTCCAGACCTCTCCATATGGCACTTGAATTTTTATATATTCCCCTGGCTCTACGTATTTGTCGGTTTTATAATACTGCCATTCGTTTTCTTTTATTTCTATCCGTTCCGTTGTCAATTTGTTCGGTTTCATTTTCCTTATTTCCTTATCCTAAAATTTTCCTAAAAATTAACCGGAATATTAGAATTTACTTAATATTCCGGTTAATTCTATTTTTTCTTATCTCTCGCTGAATTCGATTATTGCCTGTTTTTTCTCGGCAAACTGTTTATTCACTTCTTCTTTCACTTCTTTCGTTAAAGGAATTACGGCCCATTTTTTGAACTTGTAGCAGCTTAGATATGCGTTCCCTGAACTTTTTGATACTGCCAAATTCTCGCTATGATCTATCTGATTCACTTGCACCATGTTTCCTGAACTCACGTGGCATTTCGATAACAGTCCTAACCAGTAGGATTCCTGACTGTTGAAGGTTTCCAGGGTAGCAAACCCCTTGAATTCTTCAGAGTGAATGAAAATTAGGTGGCTAAACCCTATCTGAATCCTCGAATCTTCTTCCGATTCTTTCAATTTTTCTTGAAATTCTTCGTCGGTTTTTCCTCCTTCGTAGCACCTTTCATCATATTTCCTACCGACCAGGGTTCTTGAAGCTCTTTTATACGCGACACTCAGTAAAATCCAGGGTTTTGTGAGCACCAATTCTTGCTCCGATTTCACAACCATCTTGTATGCTGGATCATACTCGGCTGAGGAAACAAAGGCATAAGGGAGAAATTTATTTTGATTCGTGACAACTACGGGATTCATTATTTTCGTCAGATCGCCCAGCATTCCCAACTCAAATTTTTCAGCTACTTTCGCCACTTCTTTTGCTTCTGTTTGTTCGATTTTTTCTTGTTTTTTGTTCATTTTTCTTTTCCTTATTTAATTTTTCTTGGTTCTAAAACTACCTAAAACTACCTTGAAATCCTTATATTTATATTACTTGTACTTCTGCATATCCGGACTCTTTTACGAACCCTTCTACCTCTACGATTTCATCCTGTTTGAAATCACGTTTGGTGTATATACGCCAGTTGATTCCGGCATAGCTGCTGAAACCCACGAATTTAGCGTTCAGGAACGGATCAAATTTGAATTTTTTTTGCCCGTTTTCATCTATCTCATCCATTTTTTTTGTACACCGGGTTTTCTGTAGCTCGTTGTTACAGTCTATTGTGTCCACTACCTTTCCGGTTCGCGCATCCCTGACCCGATACCCGAAACCGAATATTTTTACTCGTCCCAGAAATTTTTTCTTCTTCTCCAGGTTATCCTTTTCTATTGCCTCCTTAATTTTTTCATAACCTCTTTTTGCTTCTGTTTCTTCCTGTTTTTTTGTCTCCTTTGCTTCTTTATTTTTTTCGGGTTTTTTTATTTTTACCGGCTCTTTTACCGGCTCTTTTACCGGCTCTTTTACCGGCTCTTTTACCGGCTCTTTTACTGATTCTTCGCTTACACAGAGACACGGAACCCCGTCGATTAGTCCCGTACCCCCGCAATCGACACACAATTTTTTTATTTCGTCGTCGGTTTCGCTCTCTTCCTCGTCGTTCTCGTTTTCTTCTTCTTCCTTTTCCAGTTTTTCTATCTCAGTATCTATTTCTTTTTGGGCCTGTAGCTCCTTATTTATCTCTGTTTCCGTTTTGTCTTTATTTTCTATCACTATTTTTTCTTCATTTTTTTTCATAACTTCCTCAATTTTCTTGTCTGTAAAAATTCCATTTATTTTTTTCGTTTCTTCCTCCCTTTTTTTCTCTTCTTTCCCGATTCTGTCTAACTCCTCTACCGTGCCAATTTTTTCTCTAATTTTTTTCAGACCCATTTCTTTCCTCCTTAATTTCCGATTCCGTCTCCGCTTCCGATTCCGTCTCCGTCTCCGTATCCGTCTCCGTATCCGTCTCCGTATCCGCTTCCGATTCCGTCTCCGCTTCCGATTCCGTCTCCGCTTCCGATTCCGTATCCGCTTCCGCTTCCGATTCCGTATCCGCTTCTGTATCCGATTCCGTATCCGATTCCGTCTCCGCTTCCGTATCCGTATCCGTATCCGTATCCGTATCCGTATCCGTATCCGTCTCCGTATCCGTATCCGTCTCCGTATCCGCTTCCGTATCCGTCTCCGTATCCGCTTCCGTCTCCGTATCCGATTCCGTCTCCGCTTCCGTCTCCGCTTCCGCTTCCGTCTCCGCTTCCGTATCCGTATCCGTATCCGTATCCGTATCCGTATCCGTATCCGATTCCGTCTCGAATCATTTTTAATTTTCCTTACAAACTTGTGCCGGAACGCCCATCAATTCTTTCGCCGCTTTTTCAGTACAATAAAGAACCCCACAGGCTTCAAGAAAAATCATATCCTGACTCATCTCACAAGAGAACTTGCATTTAGCTGAGTTTCTCACTCCTTTTTCTGCGATATCAGGCAGAACAAAATCCGAGTCCCAACGAAACATTTGACGAGCTTGAAGCAAAACCACTTGCTTCCCTACAATTTCTTTTATAAATCCGCACATGACCCCCTGATCTTTGCTCCGAACTATTGCGTATCTAAAACCCTCTTTATTTACAAAAGGGTTACTTTGGTTTATCGAATCTTCACGTATGTAACTTATTCCATTTATTGTTATTTTCTCAGCATTTATTTTCTCAGCATTTATTTCCATTTGCATCACCTTAATTTCTTCGGTTTTCTTCTAAATTTTCCTGGACTTTTTTCGTTTCCTGCCAATCAACGAAATCTCTCAGCCATTCCTCGTATTCGTTCCCACACTTCTTAAAAAAATTCCGAATCAACCACACAAAACTTTTTTTATAAATCCTCTTCCATCCCTCTAATCTGCTCGCTTCCGGTTCCGGTATGCCAAAATTTTTAAATTTTATTTTGTTTTCTACTTTTTTTCGTGCCAATTGGTTCCTCCCAACTACTATTTTTGAAATTTTAAATTTACCAATTCATTCTACTCAATTTTCTCCTTCCTGTCAATAAAATTTTCAATTTTTATTTTCTCCTATTTACCTGGTATACTCTTTGTTTCCCCCTAATCTCCTTAATTTCGAACAATTCCACCAATTTTTTTATTAATTCCTTTTTGTTTATTTTTTTATATACTTTCGCCGCTACCGAATACAACTCCTTTTTCGTTTTAAATTCTTTACTGTCTATAGATTCTATAAGCTTCTTTTCGTTTTTTTCTTCTTCACCCTCATATTCTTCGACTACTTCCGCTATTTGGTATCTTAATTTCCTACAACCTCTAATCTGGCATCTCACTTTTTGAATTAACAGCCCCTCCTTGGCTATCAGTTTCAACTCGGCTATTTGATCCGCGTACACCCTTAAATCAATTTTCGCCTCTACAGATTTTAAAACAAAACTAAGAACTTGGTCTAACGTATCGAAATTGTGATATTGTATTTCCCTTTCTTCCAATTCCTCTCCGAACCCTGTAATCTCCTGTAACCTAGATTTTAGGAAGCTCACCGGCGTATTTCTCTCCCTATTAATTTCCTGTAATTTTTCGATTTCTTTTGGTGTTAGATACGGTTTCGCTCCCTGTTCCAATTCCCTCACTGCCTGGCCCCAAACGGGCGAATAATCTATATCCTTGAATTTCTCGAAATCTAAGAACCCCGCGGGATTTTCTTCCCCCTCATTTCCTCCTTCGTGTCCTAAATTGATTATTATGAACCTCCTAGAGCCGGTTAAATCACTCACCGCGTCAACCACGTTCGTCGACCCGAATACACTGTATCTCCTATTAGTTTTCTGGGTATCTCGCACGTATTTTTTCACCGTCTCTATCGTGCGTTCGGATAATAATTTCTTAAATGCACTATTAGCTTGCCGAGTAGATAAATCAAGCTCTTCGCACAAGACTACCGCAGCTTTCCCGGATGCGTCTTTTTTGTGGTAATCGGTATCTGCTAAACCCATCGTGTACTGATTGTCTGCAAAAGGTTTTAATAGAGCTTCCAGGAACCTCGATTTTCCAGCATTCTGACCTCCGACGAATAACAGGATCGTTTCATCTATGCCCCTCGAATCTTTCAATACACCTAAAGACTCCACTAACCCTTGTGTTTCTTGGGTATCCGGCAAATTTATCATTGATGCTACAGCCATGATAAATTTTTTGTGTACCAGCGTTTTTAAAAATTTTATTGTTTCCGGGTCATCGTAATCGTAACGGATTCGGGACGTTACAAGCTCGTCTATATAATCTCTCCCCGGTTCCGCTTTCTCTTTGCATTCGTTCAGTTTATCTATTACACTATCAAACAGATTTTGATCTGCCTGTGCCCTAACAATCTGAGCCACAATCCGGTCATTAAAACCCCACTTAACCCCTTTCATTTCATGAAGTTTTGTAAATAATTGGGCTACTTGAGATTCATTGTATGGAGTCCAAGATTTTTCAGGATATTTGATGTAAATTTGCTCCGTGGCGTAGTCCCTCTTAAATTCAATTCCCAAATCTCGCAACACTTCCGGGATGGGTTTTTTATCATCTTCTGGTATATTCCTCCTTCCCCCGGAGCCTTTCCCTGCTTGAGCACTTTTCTTGCACTCCGATTCAATTTGACTTTGGCTCATGGGTTCGGGGGAATTTATCGCCGCTATTCCCGTCGCACCGCATTCCTGGGCCATCTGATAAACTTTTTTCGTATCGCAAGATAACTGGTCTTGCCAAGAATCATCCTCGTAATCGCCCCCCAAACCCTTAATTATCTCGATTATCTCTTGCTCCGGTATTTTTTCATATTGCTCCGTGCACCAGGATTCTAGCTCCTTCGTTTGTTTCTCCGTCAAATCACCCGGAGAAATTTTTAAAAATTCTGCGATATTTTCCGGAATTTCTAAATTTTTTTGTTGCTTTTTTGCGTAACTATTACTAAAATAAAGCTCTATAAACCAGTAAAATGGTTTCATGCTTTATCCTTTCATTGGCTGCAAACCCTTTCAAAATCTCACGCAGCCAATGAAATTTTGAATCTGGAAATTTTAAAAACCGAACAGCCGATTTTTTATTATATATACCTCCTTTCACCTATCTTGTCAAATCTTTTTCTCACCATCAACGCCCACTTTTTTCCTCGTCCCCTGGATTCCGACGAACCCAGGGGATTTTTTTATTCCTCCTCATCTGCTTTTTTCCAAGCTTCCTCGACTTCTCTTTCTATATCCTTCTCTATTTCTTCTTTCGTCTTTTCCACTTCTTCTGAGGGTACTGATACTATACCCCTTTTTTGCCCGTTTTTAGGCTCAAGGTTGCATTCGATTCGTTTTTGGCTGTAAAACCCTCCTGGCTCTCTTACCGTGCCTTCTATAGCCTCTTTTAGCTCTTCTTTCGTCTCGTAGCAATCTCCTCGATATATTCCGAAATCCTGCCTAGTATATGTAATTCGTTTCATTTTGTTGATCCTAATCATTTTTTATTCTCGGCAACACTACTCCTACCAACTCTTTATCCCGATATAAAAACAAATACCCTTTTTTATTATTTTTCAATACCCACTCTCCTTTTCCGGCACGTTTTGCTACCTCCAACACGAACCAGAAATTATAGTGAAATTTACTTTGGTACTTAAAACTTTTTACCCTCCCCAATTCCTCGAACAACTCTTTTTTCTCATCAGCGCAAGGGGTTTCTATTACAAGCCGGATACAGGTTTCATCAAAAAATATATTTCCCTTATTGTTCCCCAAAATTGCCTCAAACTGTTTTAAAATTCTTAGCAATCTTTCATCCCCTTCATCCGTGTCTTCAACCCCCAGAGCCGATTCTAGCAACTTTTTCAGCCCTTTTTCGTGTACTTCTTCTGTTTTTATGTATTTCTTTTTATCCTTCTCTTTTTTCAGAGCTAAAAACCAGGCTCCAAATAAAGTAAATTCCTCATATCCCCTTAAAGTTTTTGGCAATTTTTCGGACGCTTTTATTGCTGTTAAATCTATTCTTTCAACCATGTTTATCCCCTATAACTCTACAACTACCGATAAACTCACAACGACGATTCCGGCTATCCAAATTATTAAAATTCCCACTATTTTTCCCCCAAAACTTTTTTCGTATCTCTCAAAAATTCTACCAATAAACCTCGACCCCTCACAGTTTTCTGAGGGTTTACGGGCTGATTCAAGCTCGCAAACCTCTCCATGTCCACCGTCCTCCCCACTTCTATTTTCGTTTTATAGGGGGTGTTTAGACGCTCTGTTATTGTTTTCGTTTCGTTTCCCTCCCTCTGTATTTTTATACTCGTTAAACAATTCGAGCAAAAATATTGATGACCCCCTCGAATCTCTGTCTCCCTCATCTCCCAGTTCATTTCTTCATTTTCCGCGCAATATCTGCAAATCATTTTATCCTTCTTTCTCCGGGCACCGAGGCCCGGATTTATTTAAATTTTATTATTAATTTTTTTTCGCTGCATTTCGCCACGCGGCGAAAGCTTTTCTGATAATTTCTTTTCTCTGTTTTTCGGACTCTCTCGTGCTTCCGACATCCCAGGAAGGATACACTACGTCGAGATATTTCCTAGAATTTCTTATTCTCTCGTGTCTTTTCAAACATTCGATCAACTCGTCTCCGTCCAAGCCTTTTTCGGCTCTAATTTTATCAGATTCTTCTATTTCGGCCACTCGGAGCGTTTCAGCCTCTAAAGCTAGTCCTACGCACCCGGCCCACCCGATTTCTTTTTCTTCACACTCGTATTTCCGTGCTGCGTTTTTTCTAATTATTCTAGCCATTTCAATTACTTTCTTATTAATCTTCATCTTTTTACCCTTTCAATCTCTTGTTTTTTGTTTTTCGTTTTTTCGTTCACACTGGATTAATATAAGAGCAATCTGAGTGCCAAAAAATTGAAATTTTTATTTTAAAATTTTAAATTTTTTGTAACCCTTTATCTGTCTACGTTTCCGGTCTAAAAAATTTTTTAAATTCTTTTTTGTTGCTTGGTTCTGGTCATTTACAAAATCAAAAAAGTGTATAGGCATTATACACTTTTTTGATGGTTTTTCCTTCATTTTGCCCTGTATTCCAGATAAATAGCGGGTTACAAGGAAAATTGAAAAAGTGTATAGTCATTATACACTTTTTCGTGAACCCCCTATTTATCTACATAAAAGTGTATAGTTGTTATACACATTGACGGGTACGCCAGATTCTATAGGGGGATCAAATTCTCGATGGTCTATTGAAATTTTTCTCGGTATAAGCGGCTAATAATATAGATAAAAATTTCTGAATCGTGGTATCCAAAACCAAAAAAATAAAATAAATAAAAAATTTTTTCGACAAAATAGGTGGCTGCCAAAAAAATTTTTGGCTAGACATAATATAGGCAATCTGTACCGAAAACAGATAAAATAAAACAATAAATCAAGATATATAATCTAGCTAAAAAACTTTTTGGGCACCACCTATCTGGTTCCGGTACCCGCTGCATGAGGTGAGACGTGGGATACAGCAAGCGCAAAACGGGCGCAAACGGGCGCAAAACATGCCTCGGAACATGTCGGGGTGAACCGGAAACCGAGATACCACAAACATTTCCAGCCATGAAGCCACTTTTCTCAAAAACTGTCTTGTCCCCGCGCCTAGACATATCAACACATTCCGCTTGCTCACTGCCTGCTCACGTAGATTCTATACCGATGGCATTTTTCTCAAAAACTGTCGAGACGGATTCTATTGATTTTACTTAGTTTCAAGGCACAACTATCCGGAGATCGAGTATCATCAACAAAACCGTTTTTTCGATTTTTGCTTACGACAAAATTTTTTTGTTGATGATACTCGTTTTCCAGTTCGTGTTGCTCTCTTAACCTTATTTTAAGCCTGTCCCAAACACGACAGTTTTTGACAAACGTGCCACCAATATGGAATCTCAATCTCCGGACAATGTTTTTCCTAACTCGTTATTTAAACACCACTTACACTTAGACAGTTTTCAGAAAAAGTGGCGTTTCTCCTTTTGCGCCTACTCTCGTCTGTGTTTCTGGTTCATGAAAAGTCACTTTTTTACAACTTTTGACGCATTTTGCGCCACTTTTGCGCCAAAATTTTGCCCGAATTTTTTTCATTTTCGTTTTGCTGTCTTGCTTGATTTACTTGCTTCTCCTGTCATGCGTGCCTCTGCCAAGGTTGGTTTTGCTGGTATCTCTTTTTTTGGCATGGAACTTGAATTCATTTTCACATTTTTGAAAAATTTTTTCTGGATACTTCTTGAAAAACTTGAAATTTTTTAGTATATTTTAATATACTTAGCTTAATAAGAATTTTTGAAATTAGACAGATAAAGCATGAAAGGATAATGATGAAAATTTTTGTGGATTCAAAAAATTTAATTTCAGATTTAAAGTTTTTGACCGGAATTTCGGAATTTCAATACCCCCAGTTTGTTTTAGAATCGAACAAATCGGGGGTTAAAACCTGGTTGCCCGGAGCGAAACAGTACCCCAGACCCGCACATTTAATTTTGAACCCAGCAACACACAAAATTGGCTGGACAGGTAGAGTTTACGCGGATTCTGGTATTTACGAGACAACACAATACAAATATCCCTATCGGCAAAAAATTATCGGAATTGATTTGGACGAGGTACCGATAAAACTTTTCCCCTCCCTCGTCTCTTTGCATCTCCCTTGTTCGATTCGTATATCGAAATCGGGGGTAAAAGAGGTTGATGGTGTTCGTTGCGTAGGGTTGCATTTGCTTTTTCGTACCAGTAATATCACGAACTTTTTCGATACCGAACAAGTTTCTAATTCGTCGATAAAAATCACACTGGCCCCCTTCAAGCAGCAAATTGTAAATCTTGGAATTCCTGTGTGCCAAGCGAATTTCAGACCTTTTTGGCTCTGGACTAATGGACAAAATCGATGGTACCTAAAAACGGATGCCGAAATTGATTTGGTTCGTTCAAGTGATTCCTCTGTTTTTGAGTGCCAGACAATCGGTACAGGGAGACAGATAGATACGAGCGAGTATAGTGAAAGAGGAAGATTACTCATAAAACTGCTACAGAATGCCAAGGTGCTACCGGAGGGGCCTTTTCAGTATCAAAGAACTCAGATATGGGTGAAACAGGTCTGGGAGGCTTTAAAAGGCACCCAATTTGAGTTTCAGACTTGTAGCCCCATGCAGTCAACTTCCTGGCATTCAAACGGATTCCTGGATATATCGAATCTGACTATAGATTTGTTTACGAACGCGGATAACAAAATAGTGTTGCGAGTACCTACGAAAATATAGGGACTTACAGAATTTTAGGAGAGAACATGAAATTTATAGGCCTACGAAATATAATGAGAGAAACAGGAATCGAGGTAAGATCGGTAAAGATTTTAGCCGGAATTGCAAAAACGCTGAAACCTTCAGAAATTTTAGCGTGTTTTCACCGACAAAACCTTGAATCTGTATCCTTGTTTGTCGGTGCCGAGGGGTTTCTAAAACTTAAAGAAATTCGACGAATAGACGTAACAAAACCCGGTCTGGTTCGGATTGTAAAATACGACAGAGACTATGAAACTTTTTTAAGGCACGAACTCGGAATTCTGGTGCCGGCAGTTTCGATAGATATCACCGGGACACCCGCGTATACAGTAGAGTTTCAACAGGAAGCTCGGCCTGGGGATAAAATTGGAATAGAACTCGTAAAGGAGAAAAAATAGTGGAAAAAAATTTGTGGAAAAAAGAACCTTTTAGTCATTCGCGTCTTTCGTGTTTTGAGCGATGTCCCTACAGTTTCAAACTCAAATATATAGACGGAATCGAGGCGCAGGAAGAAAAACCGGAGTGCTTTCAGAGGGGTATCAGGATACATGAGGAAATTGAGACAGGAAAAGACACAGAAGAGGCGAATAATGCTTACCGATTGTCGGACACTGCGAAACCTTCTGACACCCCAATTTACTCGTATCGAAACACGAATCAGTCGGCGCGGAAGGGGTATAAAGGAGGTTTGTTGCAATCGAAATTATACCGAAAAGAATCCGTGTATGCCGTGGAGCAGAAAGAACTCCCATTCGCTTTCGATAAAAATTTCGGAATCACGGAATATGAGTCCAGCCGCGCCTATTTCCGGGGCATCATCGACTACCTGAAATTTGAAACAAACTCGAAGGAAACTACGGAAATTGTTGGATTACAAGGAATGGAAGGAATTAAGAAAATCCTAGTCTACGACTGGAAAACAGGGAAGAAAACAGGTGATAGATTCCAGATGGAAATTTATCTGCTTTATGCCTCCCTCTGTTACCCTTGTGTTACGGACATCTCCGGCTATTTTGTATATGTTGACCAGGATAGGAAATCGAAGGAATATAGGATTACGGATGCGAATTTGGTGATAAAAAAATTGCAGGGAAAAATAAATCAAATTGTTTCCTGCGTTGATTTTGTGCCGGTTCCGGGCTATTCGTGTAGTTTTTGTGATTATAAAAAAATTTGCGAATATACTAATCCGGCAGCCGGCACCTCTTCAGAATCGTTGAAAAATATTAGTTTAAACAGTTTAACAGATTTGTTTCAACCCGTTTAACTCTAGTGAGGTTATTGAGGCCACTACGGTTTATCACGGATTTCGCACGTCCAGCCACCGCGGAATCAGGGGAAACCTGGGACTGGGGAATATTTTTTGGAGGATAAAGATGGCAAATAGTTTTTGCGTGAAATGCAAGAAACAGACACCTGGACATGTACGGACATGCCCCAAATGCGGGTGTCATGTGATTATACACAGATAAAATTTTAGCCGGGACGCCTCGGCTTTTTTTGTTATAATATTAAAAAAAAGTGGAGGAGAAATATGGGTAATAAAACAGAAGAAAGCCCAAAATCTGTGCCCCATTTTATATGGGGTGAGGCAGAAACAAAACGATTAATCGAATTAAGAAATTCCGGAAAAACTTGTTGGGAAATCGCAATTGTCTTAGGAAGAACTGCGAAGTCGGTAAATTCTAAGCTACAATATCTTGGGCATTATTCTCGACACCATTGGAGTGTGGAGGAAAAACAAAATATCGAAAAAAGTAGCAGGAGTAAAATAGCAAAAAAAATAATGAGGTGCAGGCTAAAAAAATAGAAATATTTTGGCCCGCGAACGTAGACGCCGTCTATTCCGAATAAAATTTCGCATATTTTCGCATATTTTTGTGTTGACTTTTATATATTGGTGTGCTATACTTTAGTCATAATCAAGTGAGAAGGGCAAAGCCCAACGCGGAAAGCACTCACCGAGTAACGCGAGCAAGATTAAAAGAACTACCCGGAAACGGATGAAAGCGAAAAAACCACACCTCAAAAAAAGAAAGCTCGGCAGCAACAAACCACCGAGCCATAAGTGAAGTAAACAGTATAACAAAAAAACCAACAAAATCAAGGAGAAACAACGATGAGGACTGAAACACTAGAATATGTGAAAGAAATCGTAGAAAAAGAAATAATCAGAAAAGATGGCAGTATTGACGATACCTGCTCCTTGGCGGGAAGGGTATTCCAGGAGCTTCTTGCGAACCAGGAAGACGGGAAAGTTGCTGAAGTAAAAAGATTTCGATATACCGACGATGCCACCGATCACGAATGGGTTGAGATCGACGGCGAAAAAGTAGATTTTCAGGAAGAAGAATATGGAGATCTGGATGGGGAAGAAATCGACTTCCAGACTCTGACAGAAAACGAAGAAAAAAAAGTTGCGGCTATCGTTGCCGCGGTAACAAAAGTAATCGCCATCTCGGCTATATCCGAGATGGAAACGAAATAGAGAAACCAGCAGGCAGCGCAAGCGTAAGTCCTGCAACTGAAAGGAAATACAAAATGATAATAGAAATAAAAAAAGTAGAAAACGTCGAGCAGTTAGAAAAATCTCTCCCGGATGGAGAGTATTTTAAGAAATTTAAATGGGATACAGAAATGTATTCTATAAAAAATGGAAAGTTCGAGTCCTGGAGACCCGCCTCGGAAGAGGGATATACAATAGTAACTATTGGGAAAGGTATTGAAAAAGATATATTTGTTTTGATCGGAGAAACGGAAGTTTTCTCTGACTACGGGCAATCGTTCGGGGACGCTGAGCCACATGAATATTCCGTAGAATTTACCCCAAGAAACGATGGGGTGTTGCGAGAAAGATTCAGAGACGGGAAAAGGGTTTCCGAAAAAGTATTTACAGAAAAATTCGACATATATGAAATGTTAAAAAAGAGCGCATACATGCGCTCAGTATACTAGCCGATCAGATCGGACAGAAAACGAGTAGAAACCGCAGGCAGCGCAAGCGTAAGTCCTGCAAGGTAAAACGAAAATGAAGAAAAATAAAAAATCAAAAAAAGAAGCCAGGTTCGTCGTAGTCCTTCCTCGCGAACTCGCCGACATGGTTCGCGAGGAAAAAGAGAAGCGGGGGACCTCAAAGAAGCGCATTATCGAAGACGCGCTAAAAAAATACTTCGAAAACGATACCGCAGAACGCGTATTCGTGGGGATATGTGAAGAAATTGAGGAAATAAAAAAAATAGAGAAAGAATAACATAATATTTATTATCGGACGCATTGCGTCCAGAAAGAAGACACAAATGGACAATATAAAAACAATAAAAAATGAAGAAATTAGAAATTTTTTCGAGTGGCTTTCTTCCGAGCAGAATTGCGGAACACAATACTCTATATACCCGACATTGAACATAGATGCGAAAAAATGGCATGAAATGAATATTCCGGGATTAACCGTCATTGGGAAATATGACCAGGAAAACTTGGTACAAAAATTTGTATTTCAATTTGAAGATAGAGAAGCTACAGTTTATATCGAAACTTACGAGCCGGGTTTCGATATAACTCTAGAAAAGATTTAGAACGAATTTCTCGAAGATATAGAAAGAAACACATAATTTGCCCGGCATTGCCGGGCTTTTTTTATATTGGCTCTGACGGATAGATCGGAATCTGATTTGCTTGTGTTATTGTCGCAGGTAAATCACACCAATCTTGGCCATACTGGCACCACGCAAGGTATTTTTCCTGCGTAATGCTGGTAGTGATTCCCAAGTCTACCTGTCTTTTATATCCATTTCTGACGTCATCCACTTTTTTTAATATAGCAATTCTTTTTGCTCTAATCTCCATTTTTATTTTTTCAATTTCTTCTTGCACTGAAAAGGCTTTGAAATATTCTGATATTCTGTTTTTTGCAGCATCAGATAAAATTTGATCTGTTGTAAATTTATCTCCTTTGAAAGTCCCATTTTCTACAAATTCTTTTATCCCAGCTTCTTCGAGCATTTTATTAAGCACCATCAAATTTCGATCAACACACCAACCCGATAAAATTATTTCAGTCATTTTTCAATCTCCAATCAAATTTCTTTTTGATATTATATATATTTTTCCAGAAGGATATGTCCCCGCCAGAACGATTCCGGAACCGAGAGAAACCAACGATCTTATATGAGTTTCCGAACCCAATTGTTGAATTTCCGACCACGTAGCTCCCGAATCCGTGCTTTTATATATTTTTCCATTTAATCCTGTGCCTGCCAGGACTACCCCGGAACCGAGAGAAACAAGTGAAAACACATGAGTTTCCGAACCCAATTGTTGAATTTCCGACCATGTGGCTCCCGAGTCCGTGCTTTTGTAAATTTTTCCATTTTCTCCTGTGCCTGCCAGGACTACCCCGGAACCGAGAAAAACAAGTGAAAACACCCGAGTTTCTGAGCCAA